CTGATACTTCAATAGTGTGTCCATTAATATGTATTATTACTTTCTGTTTTCCTTTTCTGTCATCAATCCATTTTATTTTCATTTGCTCTCCTTCTCACTTATTACTGTTATTATTTCATCTACTCTTTCTCTAAACTCTGCTATTGTTATACTTCCATTCCATTCCAAATCAGCTAATGCTCTGATATGATTGAATGCGTCTTTATAATCAATAGTGTTGTAACAATCATCTGATATTTTCATTACACAAACCTACTTTCAAGTCGTTCAATTGGATAATCAGGATAATGAATGTTTAACTTTTCTACAAGTAGATTGTATTCCCATACTCTCAGCTCTGTTAAATCTTCCACTTGACACCAATTATCTCTGCAACCATTTGTTAACTCTTGTCTACTTTCTAAATACAGATTTTCTTTCCATTCAGTTACTCTAAATTCAATCTCTGATATTGTTATGATTGGTTTACCAACAAGTTTCATCAGTTTGTCTACCAATTCATCTTGTGTTATTTCTTCATCAATCCAGCAGTCAACCAAATCACAAACAACTTCCCACCTTTTCTTTTTCCTTGCAGGTTTTGCAACAGATAATATAGAATTAACATCTGATGCTATTTTCTTTGCAGCAGTTTTTTTCATTTCCATTTGCTTTTGCCTTTCCTTTTCTTTATCTTTTAATAAACTTTACATTCCAGCACATCTCTATCCACTTTATAGTAAAATCTTTATAATGTATTGTTCTGTTATCTTCTAAACACCAAAATCTATGTCTTAGCTCATTTGCAGTCATTGGTTTTCCCCAAGTATCATCTAACCAACCACTTATACTATATTTCTTCATTTTCTTTTCCTTTTCTTTTATATCAGCGTGTGATTTCACGGACAATTCCATACACATAGTTTATTTACTTGTCGCACTGATATTATTAATTCAATCCTTTTCTTTCCATTGCTTTCAAATATCTACTTGCATTTATATAATCTGTTTTGCAAAAATATCCAATTCTAAAAAAACCATCATCATCATACCAAGACAGTGTTTCATTTCCAGTGGATTCAAATCCTTTTCCACAGGCTTTGCAAGTCCTTTTCTTTTGTGTTGCGGTATAACTAAAATTTCCCTGGAAACCTTCTTTTCTTTTTACTTTGTATTTCTTTTCATCAATGTTTAATTTCATTCCTTTCCTTTCATTATAATTTTGTGTTAAGTTAAAATGTTTGGGATAACAAAAAACCCCAAAGAACAATTGTTCAATGGGGCTTTGTGTTTTTTACTTGTGTTATGATTTATTTTTCAAATGTTGTTGTTCCTACTTCTTTATAAAAATAACACTCGAAAGTTTTACCACCTTTAACATAAGTTGTTGGTTTACAAATATCATATGCTTTCACTTTTTCATTATTAACAATATTTGTTTTAGGTAGTAACAAATAATAACCTCTAACATTTTCTATTCTTTGTTGTTTATCTTTATTTGTAATTACTACACTTGTTTCAATTTCTTTGTAGTATTCTCCAAATTCAGTAACAAGGAATTTATGCATTTTATCATTAACTTTTTTCATTATTTGAGCCTTTAAAGATAATTTCTTATTACTTGTTTTTATCTCTTGTGTTGGCTCTATGTTAAAAGTTTTTGATAATTCTTCAATGTTTGTTATTTGTGTTGGTTTTTTTGCATTTTTCATAACATTTTTCCTTTTATTTTAACTTAGATTTCAAAAAGCAATCGCCAAAGCGATAAATAAATATATAATCATTAAATATAATAAACAATATAAAAATAATAAATATATATAGATATATACAAATAATATGCTATATTATATATATGACAACACAAAATAAAACAAAAGGAGTTCTAATCATGGATAGAGCCATATTAAGCGGTAAACCGCAAGTAATAACAATTATTAAGGGAGAATACAACTTAACTAATATTGTTAAAATAAAGAGTATAGAAAGCCGATTAAATAAAGGCTTAGAAATTAGCCACATTGAAGAAAAAGACAATACATATAAGATATATATATCATTAAAAATAGGGAGAGCATAAAAATGAATCCATTATTAAAAGGCTCATTAAGTAAAAAAGAGTTTACCGATAAATATTATAGAATATACAAAGAAGCTTTTAAGTATGATGAAGCGACTTTAAATATTTTTAATAATTTGTTAAAATATCCAAAAAATAAAAGGAGTATTTAAAATGAATGAGATAATTAAAAGGTATAATATAGGTATGTCAATAATAAATAATAATCAAGGAGTTAAAACAATGAAATTAATAAAAGCAATATATAATAAAATAAGTAATATAATAGATAGTATGTTTGAAAAAGTCGGTTATCATTTAATAGGGTATAAAGTGGATATAGAACAAAATCAAGATGATATAAAAGCAATAAGAGAGTATAAAGTTGGGTTGCATAAATTCAAAACATTAAAAAATGATGTAAGTGATTTGAAAGATGATATAAAAGCGGTTGAAATATGCGTTAATTTGGCGAAAGAGGAACACGAGAAATTAAAAAATGTTCATAATAATTTAGCCTTTGATGTTAGAGAAAGGCTCTTGAAGTTGGAAGATTTCGAGTTAAGAACATTAAAAGAAAAAGCGGAGAAAGTTTTAAATCTTGAAAATGAGTTTGACGAAAAAGAAAACGCGTTTAGATTAGCGAATAAGTTAATTGATACACCATTTAAAGATGATGATAATCTTGATAATTGCGCAAATGATGTAATTAAATTAGTTAATAAATATCATTATTTAGTAGATAATAACGGCGTTGGTGGTGATGATGATTATTTTATTGATGATGTAAAAAGATTAATAACTAAACATATTAACTTAACTAAATAAAGGGGGTTTAAAATGCTAAGTAGAAAACATTATATAAAGATAGCGAGTATTATTAAAGATAGCACTAATAGTAATAGTGATATGTTATTACCTACATTAAACAAAGTAACACTTATTAATAGATTAAGCACTATGTTTAAAGATGATAATTACTTATTTAATTATGATAAGTTCTTTGAGGCTTGTAATGATTAGTTAATAAGGTTGCGGATTGTTTACAATAGACGCCTCGATTTATTCGGGGCGTTTTTGTTTTCTTTTTAAATCTCTAAAAATCAAATAGAATTATAATCTAATTCAATTATAATCCAATTTTCAACCTAATCGAAGAGCCTAGCAAGTTGTTTTGGGGGTGGGGGGGCGTGAAAAAACACTCACACCCATTCTGACCCTATTTTTGAAACTTTGTAACAATCTTTCTTTTTATTATTAATTTTTCTTTCTATATAATATAGCTAACATATAGAATCTCTATTATATCTCTACTATATCTCTATTATATAGATAAATATAATCAAATAAATGAGAAATGCAAGACTTTTTTTTTCGGTAAATATTTTTTATATTAATACATGTCTAATAAATCTAAAAAAACTGAATATATAAATCCAGCTGATAGTACATTTTATGATATGATTGATAGGGCTCAATTGGAAGAGGATGATAAATCAACTAAGATACTTAGAGCTGCATTTTTAGCAGGTGGAATGCCATACATTCAATCTCACGATGACTTGGACATATGGCAACAGGAGCAGCCTTATATAAAGCCAATAAGAGCTAATTTTATCAGAAGTGAAGAAAAAAAAGAATATCCAAATCTATTTGGGTTAATAGAAGAAAATTCAACTTTAGATAAGTTTATATCATCATTTATCCCAAGAACTGAGCCAGACACTCTTCATATAAGCGGTAAGTATTTTGGTGGTACTAAAAATCCTTTGAGTGATTTTTTAGCAGAGATTTCTCATTCAATACAATATAGTAAACCAGAGGAAATAAGAGAATTTTTAAGTATAGCTGCTGGTGAGGAACGTAGAGCTAGTGGAGAGGATGTATATAATATTGAAGGAACAATGGAGCATGATGCTCATTCTAAATATCAACCAACGTTAGCAAAATCTTTAGTTGATGCTATGAAAGAAGATTATCCTAAATATACACCAAGATTAAAACCATGGAAAGAAAATTTAGAAAGATATTCTGAAATACCAGATGAAAAAGAAAAATATGGTGGGCATGCTTCTTTACTTTTAAAGTTAATAAAAGAAGATTCAGAAAAAACATTTAATAGTGCAATGTATAATCTTTGGAAAAAAATAGGAAATAAAGAGAAAGAAGATAAATGGCTAAGAAAATCTTGGGGTATTAAGGATTAATTATGGATATTAAAACTATAAAAGGCGTAGAGAATTATTTATATGATGATGATATTGAATTTAGGGCATTTAATCCTGGAGTTAAGATTGTTGGTAACTGGAGAGAGGGAGTAACAGGAGATTGGGTGTATACTGATGATGATTATGTTATTCAAATCATTAAACGTAGTGCATTAAAGCATCCTGGCTATAAATCGCCAAGGAATGTTGTTTTGACTGTATGTGGTTCATTCATCATTGAACAAAAGACTCATCAAATACTCGGTGAGCATGGAGTTGCGGAAAACATCTATTCATTCTCTGGTAACTATAAAGCCATTTATGAGAGGGCAAAAGAAAGAAAGTTAAATAATCGTGAATTTCTATTTGCTCAATACGTTGCAGCAGGTGAGGGTGCGGTTTCAGCGTATAAGAAAGCGTATCCAAAGGCAAAAGATGAAAACTATATTAAGAAGAAAACGAATGTTTTATTAAAAAAAGAGAAAGTTAGAACTATGGTTAAAGAGGAAGTAAAGAAAATATTAGCTGATGAGGGTGTTTCACCTGAATGGATTGTTCAAAAGTATAAATTAATCGCTGATTTATCGGATAGAGACACTGATAAGCTTCGTTCATTAGAAGCGTTGTCTAAAATGTCTGGATTATTTGAAACAGAGAAGAAACAAGAGCAATTAACAGTATTTCAAGGATTTACACCTGAACAAATGGAGGCTCTAAGTGGAAAAGCAGATACAAAGCTTATCGCACACAAAGAAAAAGACGAAGATTAAAGACCCTTGTCCTATTTGCGAGAGAGAATTGTACTATAACAAGTATTATTCTAAAAGGATTGGGTTATTTGACATGGAGAGTGCTGACCACGAGATAATTGGGTGGGCTTGTCCAAGATGTAAGAGTGAATTTGATAATAAAGATAATATTATGTATATTTACGGCGAAGATTCAATGCAAGGAAACACTTAATGGAAATAATTTATACACATTTAGCCACAGATGGAGAAGAAACAAACACCTCACTATCCCCTTCTTTTGTTAACTATACTCTATACCCATCTTCATTTGTGGCTGATAATTCTAATTTTTCTATGTGGGAAGATTAATGGCTAAATTTGGTAGTAAATCAAAAGAAAGACTTAAAACTTGCGATGAAAAACTACAAAAAGTCTTTAATGAAGTAATCAAATATGTTGATTGCTCTGTATTGGAGGGACACAGGGATGAAAGACGACAAGAAAAACTTTTTGAAGAAGGAAAAACAAAAGTACACTATCCTATGGGGAGGCATAATAGTTCTCCTTCTCGTGCTGCTGATGTTACTCCCTATCCAGTTAATTGGACTGACAGAGAAAGACAGACTCTTTTTGCTGGTTTTGTGTTGGGCGTGGCTCGTGGCATGGGCATTAAACTTAGATGGGGAGGGGACTGGAATATGAACTTTGATGTAAAGGATAATCGATTTGATGATTTCCCTCATTTTGAATTAAGAAAGGAATAAGATGGCAAATTTAATAGATATGTTGAAAGGTGGAGGAGAAGAATATATTTCATATCCAAGAGCACATGAAAATATTGATAAAGAAATAAATAAAAACGATATATTAGGAGTATTAAGTGGTATACATAGCGTTACTCCAAAAGGTATGGCTCCACAAATTTGGGAAACTAAAGATGTATTTAATGAAGCAAAAACACCAGAAGGAAAATCTATATTGGATAAAATTTTGAAAAAAAATAAATCTTCGATAAAGAATCTTAGAGGTGGAGTAGGCGCAAGTGCATCCTCACTCCCAATAGGTATTTTAACTGCATTATTGAGTGGCGGTGCTATAGGCACAGGCATTAACCAAAAATTTGATTTGTCAGGTAAAATTTCTAAATGGTTAAGACCTGACCCTAAAATGGGAACAAAAGAACAGCATGATGAAGATATGGATATGTTAGTAAAAATAATGAGTCCAGAAGCAGAACTTAAATATTTAAAACAAACAGGACAAGGGTATCCTGCTGATGAAGAAGGGTTTTTAAGAGCTGAGCCTAGAGATACTAATGAAATTTTATTACAATTATTACGTGAACAATCAAATTAAATGATAGATAAAAAAATATCTCTAGGAACATTAATTACATTGGGTACTATTATTGGTACATTTGTATATACTCAAGGTATATTTGCACAAAAGATAGAATCAATGGAATCTAATGGTTCTAGTAATTCACAAAAGATTATGTCTAATAATAAAAAAATACAAACCTTAGAAGTTAGTGTTGCTAAGATAGAAACCAAATTAGATGAGAGATTTAATAGAATAGAAGAATTATTAATGGATTTAGAATAAGGAGATAATATGCCACAAGGTAAAGGAACATACGGAAGTAAAGTAGGAAGACCAAGTAACCCAAAAAAACAAAGAAAACTAAAAGAATTAGTTAAAGCTGGTAAAAAATATAAAAAAGCAGGAAGCCCAGCTAAGCATGGAAGATTAAAAAAGATAAAAGAACTTGTTAAAGGAGGTGCTTTAGAAGCAAAAAAACCTGGATATAAAAAAGCTCATGATTATGTTAAAAAATCTTCTGCTACTTTAGGTTCAGGTGGATATAAAGAAGAAGCTTCAAGGGTTAATGATGCAAGGAATAGAAGTAAAAAAACTTATTAAATAAATAATGGCTAATTTAAATCTTAATGGAAATGTATCAAATAATGAAAAGGTTCTTGAGATGGCATATAAAGACCTTATTGTATTTGGTAAATTATTCTCACCACAAGATTATTTAGCTTCTGCAACACCTGATTTCCACAATTTAGTAGGTAAAAAGCTTTTAGATAAGAAAAATCAACAATTGGCTCTTGTATTGCCTCGTGACCACGCAAAGTCAACCTTAGCTGCAACTGCGGTTTTACATCGGTTCTTATTTGCGAATAAAGAAAGCCCAGAATTTATCGCTTGGGTTGGCGAGGCACAAGACCAAGCAACAGATAATCTTAATTGGATTTCAAATCATATATACAATAATCCTGCGATTCATTATTACTTTGGTGATTTAGAAGGTGATAAGTGGACTAAAACTGAAATTGTATTAAAAAACAATTGTAGACTAATTGCTAAAGGAACAGCTCAAAGATTAAGAGGTAAAAAACAATTATCAACAAGATATACTGGAATTGTACTTGATGACTTTGAATCAGAGTTAAATACTAAAACTCCTGAAGCAAGAATGCAAATAAAGAACTGGGTTACAGCAGCAGTATATCCTGCTATTGATTTTGATAAAGGTGGTTTTTTATGGTGTAATGGGACTATTGTTCATTATGATTCATTTTTAAATGGACTTGTAAAAAATTATAAAGAAGCTATGAATAATGGAGAAGAGTATTCTTGGGATATAACAACATATAAAGCAATACTTGATAGTGGTGTTCCATTATGGCCTTCAAGATGGCCTTTAAAGAAATTAGAAGAAAGAAAGCAATTTTATATAGATTCTGGTACTCCATCTAAGTTTTATCAAGAATACATGAATCAAGCTAAATCTCCTGAAGACCAAATATTTGATGAAGGAGATATAACTGATAATTTTTATAAAGGTGGAATCAAATTTGATGAAAGTAGAAATTCTTGGTATTTAAAATTAGATGATGGGAGGACTGAATATGTTAATATTTACATGGGTGTTGACCCTGCTTCAACACTTTCTGTTAGGAATGATTATAGTGTTATTATGGTTATTGGTGTTACCGCTGATTATGATTATTACATTATTGAATATTGGAGACAGAGAGTATTACCCATGGACTGTGCAGATGAGATATTTAAAATCGCTGAACGATATAGACCAATTAAAAGAATAAATATTGAAACAATATCATATCAAGAGATGTTAAGAGATTATATACATAAAAGAAGTAAAAAAGAAGGAAAGTTTTTACCAGGTATTGAACAAGGTATTAAAGGATATGGAAATCAAAAAAAGAAAGATAGATTATTTGAAGGATTACAACCTATGTTTAAAGCTGGTGCTGTACATTTAAAAAAGGATATGCATGAATTTATTGGAGAATTACTTGATTTTCCAAAAGGTTCACATGATGATACAATAGATGCATTTTGGTTATCAACACAATTTGCAAAGGGCAGTAAATCTGCTAGTAAAATCAAAAAAGTTAAAAACAGAGATAATGAATGGGAAAAACCAAAAAAAACATACAATTGGATTACAGGAGCAAGGGGTTGATTTGTATTATAAAAATATTATATATTATGAGTTATGATAGAGACAGATAAAAAGGCAGAATATACAAAGGAGTTATGGAAGCGATGGCATGATGCTCGTAAAGAGTGGGAAGACCATGCTAGGGAAGATATTGACTTTTATTTAGGTAATCATTTTAGTCAAGAAGAATCTGATGAACTTGCATCAAGAAATCAATCAAGTATACCTTTAGATAGAATTTATTCTGCTATTGAGCAGTTTAAGGCTATCATAACTTCTAAACCACCTAAATTTTCAGCTATGCCAAGGGAAGACTCTGATAGTGATTTAGCAAATGTATGGAAAACAATACTTGAATATATATGGAATATTTCTGATGGTAATGAAGTATTTAAACAAACTGTGCATGATTATTCTGTAACAGGTCTTGGTTATTTTTATGCATATGTAGATAGAGAAGCTGATTATGGAAGAGGAGAAGTTAAATTTACATACGTTGACCCATTTAGAGTAGTAGTAGACCCTAATGCAAGAAGTAAATACTTTGATGATGCAACAGGAATGATGTTATCTACTATATTTACAAAATTTCAATTATTAGATTTATATCCACAATTATCTGAAGAACAAGAAGATGGAAAATTACTCATTGATTTAATAGAAGGATATAGCGAAGATGATACATATCCATCTCCAATGAATCAAAGAACTGTTGGTACATTCACTCCTGATTATATTAAAGATAAAGATACTGGTGAAGGTTCACAAAAATATCAATTAATTGAACATTTTTCAAAAATTAAAGTTCCTTATTATAGAATATTAAATCTTGAGTCAGGTGAAGAAAGAATACTTGATTCTAAAAATATGGAAAAATTCTTAGCTGATAAACAAATGTCAAAAGCATTAGAAAAAGGACTTATTGATGTTGTGGAAGTTGAACAACCAAGAATTAAATTAACATGTACTATTGGGCAAATAGTTTTGTATGAATATATATTAAATACTGATAAATATCCTATTGTACCTGTGCCTAATATTTGGACTAATACACCATATCCAATGAGTGATGTAAGAAAGAATAAAGATTTTCAAAGATTTTTAAATAAAACAATGTCATTAATAACCTCTCATGCGCAAGCATCATCTGGATTAAAACTACTTATACCACAAGGGAGTGTTGATGATATTGAAGAACTTGAAAGAAATTGGGCTAATCCAAATGCAACTATTGAATATGACCCATCTTTTGGTGAACCTCATTTCCCCTCTCCTCAACCTTTATCTAATTCAATTATGCAATTGCCTCAACTTATTGAAAAGTATATTGATTTAAATATGGGAATATTTGAAATGATGCAAGGAAATAGCGCAGTTGCTCCAAAAACATCTTCAGCTACAATGATGATGGAGGATTTTGGTCAAAGGAGAAGCAAATCAAAATTAAGAGATATTGAAGGTTCACTTAGACGTTTAGGTCAAGTAATATATAATTTCTCTAAAGAACATTATACTTATAAAAAAGTATTTAGAGTAGCACAACCGAATAATGATATGAGTGAATATATGGTTAATCATTACAATGATAAATCTCAAGCGATTGGTGAAATGATTAATGATTTAACAATTGGACAATATGATGTAAATATAATTGGTAATTCAACAATGCCATCAAATAGATGGGGTGAATGGTCAATTTATATGGAAGCTTACCAAGCAGGACTTATTGATAGAACTGAAGCTTTAATGAAAACAGATATATTTGATAAAGAGGGAGTATTACAAAGAATGGATATTGTTCAACAATTACAACAACAATTACAACAGTCTCAAGAAGCAATTAAGAATTTACAGGGTGATTTACAAACAGCTCACAGAGAGTCAATCTCATCAAGGAAACGTACAGAAGTTGAGAAATTCAAATCTGAGCTTAAATCACAAGAATCACAATCCAAGTCAGCTAATAAGTTAGCGGTTGGAAAACTAGAAAGTGCAGTTAAACTCGAAGCAGAGAAGTTACGTTTACGTGGCCAATCTCAAGATAAGCAAGAGAGATTGCAAAGAAAAGGAGAGTAAAATGGATAACGCATTAGAAAATAACAATCTTGAAGAAGGTCAAGTTAATGATAATGTAGGGCAAGATGAAGCAACTCAGCAGCAAGAGTCTAAAGGTGATTGGGAATCACAAGCTAAGTATTTCCAATCAGAAAAAGATAAACTTCAAGCTGAAAATCAAAAGTTAAAGCAATACGAACAAGTTGGACAAATGTTGGAATCACGACCTGATATTGTAAATACCATTAGTGGTATGGTTCAGGGTGGTCAACCAGCAGTTCAAGAACAACGTGTTGAATTATCTAAGGATGAGTTTGACCCTTGGGAAGCCTATAATGACCCATCGTCTAAGTCGTATAAATTTCGACAACAAGAGTTACAAGAAACAATTAATACTGCTGTTCAAAGCCAAGTTGGTGATGTAAAGAAAGAAGTTGGTATGACTAAACTTCAGACTGAACTTGCTAATAAAGGATTAAACCAAGAGCAAATTACATCTTTTATGGATTTTGCTAGTAAGAATCCTGCGGAATATGGTATTGATGGTGTTATTAATATGTGGCAATCTGTAACTCAAAAGCCGACTGAAGGTGAAAGTAATACGAATAACCCACTTGATGCAATTCGTCAAAATCAATCAGTTCCTCAACAAGCTGGTATTTTAAATGGTGAGAAACCTGTGAAGAAAGACGATAAAGATTCAATGTGGGATAATATATTGAAAGCTGGAAGTCGGACTAATGTTTTATAAATTATAACTAAGGAGAAAATAAAATGGCTTACAATAGTGGGCAAGTGAAATTTGGAACTCCTGGTGCAGTTATTGATAGTACTATACCATCAAGAAGACTGTATGATTTTAGCGATAGGGTCGCAGACTTAGCACCAGAAGAATCTCCATTTTTTGTATATTTGTCAAAAGTAGGTAAAGTTCCAACTTCCGATAGTCAATTTAGATTTTTGGAAGATAGAACAAAGATAGCAATCGCTGATAGAAGTTTTTTAGCGAAAGGTGCTCAAACACTTGTTGCAGAAGATAGTTCAATGAATCTTGTCTTTGATACATCAGGTGGAGCAGCAGTTTCATGGTTAGTTCCAGGTATGGTTGTAGCAGTTTCTTTAAATGCATCAGGAGCAGGAACAACCCCATCATTTGGTAATGTTCGTATAAATAGTGTAGACCACACAACAGATACTAGTCAATCAACATGTAATGTTATATCTGTATCAACTGTTGGTGGTGCTTCAATGTCTATTACGGATAATGCTCAATGTACAGTAATTGGAACTTCATTTGTTGAAGGTTCAGGTGCTCCAGATGTATGGTCAGAATCACTTGATAATGGATATGGGTATACTCAAATCTTTAAAACAGCTTGTGAAATGTCTAATACTGCAAGAGCAACAGTATATCGTGGATATGCTGATGAATGGTCAAGATTATGGAATCTTAAATTAAGAGAACATAAGGTTGACATTGAAAGAGCAATGCTTTTTGGACAACAAGCATCACAAAGTGGTATTCAATATACTGATGGTGTCGTTGGTCAAATAATAAGAAATTCAACAGTTGAAGGTGGTGGTGGTCAAGTATCATACACTAAAGACAAATCTTATTATAAATCAAATACAGCAGCTCAATGGACATATGATGATTTACTTAGTGATTTTGAAGTTATGTATGACCCTGCAAGGGGTGGTTCTTCTTCTAAATTAGGATTAGCATCATTACCAGTAATATCTTTCTTTAATAAGTTGGGTACTTCATCTGGTTTTGTTGCTGGAACAGCAGGAACAGCTTCCGAAGATAATCCATTTAGATATAACTTTAATCAATCTAATGGTTCATTTGGACATAAGATAATGAAGATTGATACTATTCATGGTGATTTAAGTTTAGTTAAAGAACCATTATTTAGAGGATTTTCATCTGGATTCTTAGCTCTTGTTGATTTAGACCATGTATCATATAGACCTCTAGTTGGCAACGGTGTTAACAGAGATACATCAATAACAACAAACGTGCAACAAGCAGACGAAGATTTACGAAAAGACATGATTCTTACAGAAGCAGGTCTTGAAGTTTCTCTTCCTGAAACTCATGCACTGATTAATTTGGAGGGCGTGTAAAATGAGAAGTGATTTATTGAATGTAAACAGCTCATCAAATGTTTCAAATGATGGGTTTAGTGAAGTTGGCGGAGTTAGTAAGGTATTAACTTTTGCTGGTGATTGTAAAGAATCTAGATTAGATTCTGCAACTACTCAGTATAGTGCTGGTGATATAATACAATATTGTGGAGCATTAGATGTTACTGTTCCAGAAGGTATGCATGACCCAGTAAAGATACTAATCGATAAAGTAATGGTATGCACATCAGTTGTTACTGGTAATGCAATGATTGGTCATATTACAGCTGGTACTGCAGCTAATGAAGCTGTTAATGCAGCTCCTACAGGGGCAGTTGAATTGTTTGGCGCAGGTGCTACACAATTATCCCCAGAGGGATATGCATTAGCTACAACTGCTACAGAAGCTGATGATTTGAATTATAATTCAGCTACAATTGCTTGGTCAGCTCCAAATATCATACTTCCAGTTGCTACTAAATATTTATATGCGTGTGTAACCACAACTATAAATCATGCAACTAACTTTGATGCTGGTAGATGGAACTTAGCAGTTTACTATACTGTTCTTTAAACCTAATCAATAGGGTTTGATAGTTTTGTAGAACTATGGAGGCTATCGTATAAAGGGTGGCCTCCGAATCTACTAAGATTTTTTAATAATAAAAGTACATTCATGCTCTAGCCAGAGCTTTAAGTACACTCACAAAGGAGAATAAAATGGCATCAAGTTTACATAAATTCACAGTAGCCGAGGCTCAAAATGCAGGAATGGGTCAAGCAGGCGCTAAATTCATATCAGACAATGCAGAACATACAGGTAGTTTTATAGCAATACAATGCTTAGAAGATACAGTATTTGCGACATTAACTCCATCTGATACAACAAACGGATATGGTGTTGGCTCATATAATGGAAATACAATGGCATCTGAAACAATTCCTGCAGGAATAGTTATATATGGTAGATGGACTACTGTAGATTTAACTTCAGGATTAGTTATAGCGTATATAGGTTAAGCCATGTTAGGATTAGGCTCTAGTTTAACAAAAAGTGGTATAGTTACACCTGGAATCGTAACTGATAATCTCGTATTAAAACATAATTATAATGCAGCTAGCGTTGTACCTATAAGTGATGGTGCTGCTTATTTTGATGGTAGTAGTGAATATATAGATTGTGGGGATGATGCATCATTAAGAACAGCTAGTTTTACAGTATCAGCTTGGGTTTGGTTCCCTGTTCTTGATGTTTATACTGGGATTGTAAGCTCTATTGATAATGCTGATACAAATAATAGGTCAGGGTTTAGCATGACAAAAAAAAGTAATAATGAAGTAGAATGGAGGACTGGATATACTACAGATTTACAGGGAAGCACTTCAAATACTAAATTAGAGGCAAATAGATGGTATCATGTGGCTCTAACTTATGATGGTAGTACTCAAAAAGGTTATATAGATGGAGTTTTAGAAGATTCAGATTCTTATGCTAATTATACTGTATCTACTGAAAATTTTATAATTGGAGCGTATTATGCAAGTGCACCTACTTCTCTTGAGATGAATGGATATATATCTAATGTAGGATATTGGTCTGAAGTTTTAACTCAAGCACAAATCAAATCTATTATGAATAAAAACTATGCAGGTTTATCAGATAGTGAAAAAACAAATTTAGTATCATGGTGGAATCTTAGTGCAGATGCAAATGATTCACATGGTTCAAATAATGGGACATTAACATAATGGCTGCTACTATACAAACCATTCAAAAACCAACAAAAGCTAGAGCATTAGATACCTCTGGTAATAATAATCATGGACAAATATATTCAGGTAGAGGATTAGAGTTTGATGGGGTTACAGATTATTTAGATGCAGGAGTTACAGCTGCTACTTTAGGAATAACTAATGATGTTACAGTTGCTTGTTGGGTAAAATCTACAGATGCAGCTACAAGTCAATACCCATTTAATTTTTATCAAAGTACAAGTAATGCTGTAGGTTTAAAAATAAATAGTGATACTATATTAATATTTGATGATGTAGGCGGAGGAGATGAATCATTTTATGCCACTACAATTAATGATAATACTTGGTATAGAGTAACGATGGTTATAGATAGTTTAGCAGTAAAATTATATCTTAATGGAGTATTAGTTGGAAGTGGTTCTTCTATCGCTGATGGATTAGATTCATATACTTCTAATTTTTATATTGGAAATAGAAAAGGTTCAGGTGGTAGTAGTTATTTTACTGGGATGCTATCTGATGTTCAAGTATGGGATGCAGCATGGACAGCAGACGATGTATTATACGATTACAATAATCCAGAACAATTAGCTTTAAATAGAGGTGGTACATCACTAACAAACTCTAATCTTAAGATATGGTATCCAATGAATGATGGACATAGAGGGCAACAATCATATATACTTGATGCTTCAAATACAGGGTTGGGGGACGATACAGTAACTAATGGAGATTTTAGTGATGCTTCAGTTACTACTACAAGTGGAGGAAGTAACTTAGCTGGGTGGACAAATGAAAGCACTCACGATGGAACTCATTATTGGGAAATTACAAATGAACAGTGTAGGCTTGTTACTAATGATGGAACTGCTACGACTATTAAACAATCTATTTTAACAATAGGCATTACATATAAATATTCAATTACCGTTATAACATCAGCAGATGGCTTTATAAAAATGCAAAGTGGAAGTGCTCCTTTTTTTGTAGGCACTACTGATACTACTGGAACATTTACTGGAACCTTTACAGCAACTCATGCAGACTTAAAAGTAGTTCGTGGAGATGGTTCCGCAGCAAACGACATCACATTTGATAATTTGTCAATAAAGCCTGTAAACAACAAAAATCATGCAACAACTGTATTTCATGGTGATGAGTTAGTTACTAATGGTAGTTTTAGCGCTGATAGTGATTGGAATAAAAATAGTAATTGGTCAATAGGTAGTGGTGTTGCAACAGCTGATGGTACTTCAAGTAATAATATTAATCAAAATGCTGGATTAACAATAGGTAGACAATACATAATATCTTTTGATATAACAGCTTATACATCTGGTGGAGGATTTGCAGTAAGAGTTGGTAGTGGTAGTAGTTATAGTACTCCAGTAACTTCTGTTGCTACACATACTGTTACACAAACATGCGAAGGTAATGGTTATTTATATATAAACGCAGATTCAAATGTTGTAGGGTCAATAGATAATGTATCTATTAAAGAAGTAGGTACAGCAACAGGCTGGACAGATGCAGACCAACAACTTCAAATACCACAAACAGCTTTACAATCTTATAATCAATTGGCTTGGTTTGATGGAGTAGCTGATAATGTTCAAATAGCCGACCATAATGATTTTAGTTTTGGAGATGGTAGTGAGGATTCGGCATTTAGCATATCTGCATGGATAAATATGAATGATGCTACTTTATTTCCAGTGATAGGTAAGTTTTCTAGTAGTCATAGAGAATGGGTATTTCTTACTGATGGTAGTGATAAACTTTATCTTAAATTATATGACCAGAGTGCAAGTGTATATCTTATTGGACAGTATGATACAGCATTAACCTCATTTGAAGGACAATGGTTACATGTAGTATCTACTTACGATGCAACAGAGCATCCTAATGGAATAAAAATATATATAAACGGAGAATCTAAAACACTTGCAGTTACAGATAATGGTAGTTATGTAGCAATGGAAAATAAAAGTGGAGCTGTTACAATAGGAGCAAATTTAGGTGATAGTAATTATGCTAATGGAACTATAAATGAAGTATCTATATGGGGAACAGAATTATCTCAAACAGAAATAAATGAACTATATAATGATGGTAAAGCTTTCGATGCTTATAATCATTCTAACCGAACAGCTCTTCAAGGTTATTGGAGAAATAATGGACTTGCAACTTGGCAAGATTTAACAGCTAATAATAGAGATGGTACTCCAACAAGTTTAACAGAAATAATGTTAATTACAGCAGGAGCAGACGCTACAAGAGATTCTCAAGGATTTCTAATGAATAGACAAAGGGTTACTAATAGTTTGAATTATTATCCAGATGTAGGAGGTGGTTCAAATTTAAATATTGGAGCTCAAACAAAAGTTTCTGGAAGTCCATTAACTGAAGCTCAATTAGAAGCAATGACTGTAACTCTTTGGTTTAAATCTCCTGATTATTCTAATACTGATGCATTAGTCAATGTAGTTGTCGATGGTGCTGCTGAGTTTATAGCTCAAGTCGCTGGTAATGGAAGATTCAGATGGACATATGAAATTGACGGATTTAGTGGTAGTGCAAGACATCAAACTAATTCTAGTGTATTTTCAACTGATAAATGGACTTTTGTAGCATTTGCCTTAGACCATGATGCTGATACAGATGCAAATAGAGCATTGTGTTATGTAGGTAATGAAGATAATGCAGTATCTCTTCAAACTAATGCTGGAACTCAAACTGGTAGTCCAACCAGTGGCATGGAAGATAATTCTATGTGGATAGGTGGAGAAAAAGCAAGTGGAAGAAAATTTGTTGGAGAAATAGATGATGTATGCGTATATAGCAAAACATTAACATTAGCAGAAATAACAAGAAACTTTAACGCAGGAAAAAGGAGTCACAGATAATGGCACATTATGAAATGTATTTTTGTCTACCAAGCAGTGCATATGATAGTGCTGTTGGTACCAAAATAAAAGAACTATATCCAATAGTAGAATCAGTAGATGAGGATGATAATATTACTTATGTATCTGCACCTACTTGGCACGATATAATATTTGCAGGTAAAGTAGGAGCTCCAAGATATTCACACGATAAAGCATATTGTATTATCAAAGGTGAATGGTCAGCAAAAGATGGAGTATTATCAGAGCTTATAGCATTAGGAGCAAGTAAAGCATATCCTAATTTTAGTGTATTAACTAAGTCAGAAGCACAAACTTTGGCTAATAGTGATACATTTGTAAGTGAAGACTAATTATATTAAATTAGAGGGAATTTATGAAAAGAAATAGAACATATTATTGCAACTCTTGTAAAGAATGTATTGACTTTAAAGCAAATGATGACCATATATGTAAGTGTGGATATATTTTCGGTAAAACAGTTAATATAAAAAATGGTATTAATATGAGAACAACATGGAGTGGACAAACAAAGGTCGAATTTAGTCAAACAACAATTGATGATGATATAGCAGATAGGAATAGAAGATAATGGCGTGGACATTTGGAGATGAAATAAAAGTTTTAACAGGTTATGATGCCATGGGAAGTGATGATTCTGTAAGTGGAGAGGATTTTTATATTCATACAAATCAATGGTTAAAAGATGCGGCAAAAGAAGTTACACATTTATTACCAGATAAATTAAAACAAAAGTGTATGACAGAAACTACCTTAAATAATTCTACTCCAACTATGGATATGGATGGTAAAGGTGAAATTTTGTATGTAAATAGGCTTTCTGCTGATTCTGGTGGGAGTAGAATTCCATGTAGGAAAATACCATCAATGTATGGAGAATTAGCAAATGATTCAAATAGTTTGTATAAAGCAAGTGTTACTGACCCTGTATATTGGATTTTAAGTTCAGGTGATGCTGCAATTTTAAATGTAATACCAACACCAACTGCAAATCAAACTGCAATTGTATATCATATTGGTTATCCGAGTCCTGCAAATTTTCATAATGATACAGTTATTGCAAATTTTCCAGATGAAGCTGAATATTTAGTTGTTTTAAAAGCTGCAATATCAGCCACTCAACATTTATTAGCAATTGAAGAAGATATTGAATTATATGTTCCAATTTTATCAAGTTTAAAAGCTCAATATCAAGAAGGTGTATATGCATTAAAAACAGGTAATTTAGCAGCTCCTAAAAAAGATGTTAGAATTGCACAAGAAAAGGGAACTAAATAATGACAGCTAAAAATATTATAGAACAAATAGAAAAACTATTTGGAAGACAACAAGAACAATATATGTTTCAATTAATGAATGATGCATTAGATGATATTGCATCCCATAAAAGAAATAACACAGTGTCAAAAACAACTAATTTAATAGGTTACGATAGATGGTATACTCTTCATGATGATGTAATAGATGTACAAAAAGTTGAAATAAAAGATACAAATGATAGATATGTAATGATTCCAAAATTAGCAGACCCACATAAAATATTAAGAGGAGATACTGACGGAGACGTTACTAGTATGGGTTCAGACACAGATACAACAACTCACACATTAACTTAGGAGAATTATGGCAACAAATAAAAGAACATATCCAAATGATTATTTTGTATGGTATAATGATGACAATAGACTTGCTATATTATCTGAAGATACAACTGCTACGTCAGGAGAAAGAACAAAAGAAAAATATGATACTTACCAAGGAGATGATGTAACTGCAGGAATAAGAATTACATATAAATCAAAATATGGAACAATTGATGCTCAAACAGAAGATTTAAAAACAGAAGCTGGTTTAGATTCAGGATTACATCCTGCAGTAGTATGTTATATGAAATCAAGAATGTTTGAAGATTCAGGAGATGTACAAAGAGCTCAATATTTTAGAGCAATGTATGATAAGATGGTAAAACAATATCCTTTAAGAAAAAGTGGTGTAAGGACATTATCAGTACCTAGAATGTAATAAAAAGGAATAATATGGAAACTTTGAAAAAGAAGTTAATCGGTAGATAGTTTTTTGAAATAAAAAGAGGTTAAGATGGCGAAGTTAGATAAAGGTATTATTAGTAGAGCTATAGTAACTCCTGATAAGCATTTTCCTTTGCATGATGATGCAGCAATTAATGTAGTATGTCAAGCAATTGAAATGATAAAACCTGATACTTATATTGATTTAGGTGATACAGGAGAATGGGAATTATTTAGTAAGCATTATTGGAAAGATAAAGAAAAACCACCATTAGAAGTTTTAATACCAATGCTTGATAAAGAAATTGCTCTTGTTAATGAAGGTATGGATATAATAGATGCATCGTTAGATAAAGCTAAATGTAAAAAAAGACATTTTATACAAGGTAATCACGAATTATGGTTGGATAACTTTGTAGTAAGACATCCTTATTTACCGCAATATATGACTAAGAATGCATTAAAAATTAAAGAAAGAGGATATAAGTATCTTAGATATTTATCTAATAAACCATTAAAAATAGGAAAGCTTAATTTTATACATGGTAAATATACTCCTATTCATCACGCAAAAAAACATTTAGAAAAAGGTGGACAAAGTGTTATATATGGACATACTCATGATTTCCAAAGATTCACAGATACAAAATGGGGTGGAACAATAAGTGCTTGGAGTATGGGATGTTTAAAGGATATGTCCTCAGAAGCTAATGAATGGTTAAGAGGTAATCTTCATAATTGGAATCATGGATTTGCTATAGTAGATTGGTTTAAAGGTGGAGATTTTAAAGTAGAAGTAGTAGAAATAATTAATGGGAAAACCTCTTTATGGGGTAAATATTTAGATGGTAATAAATAATGGAGAATAATGGAAAAAGAAGTTATAGAGCATCTTATAGGCGAATATGGATGGATGGTATTAGGAGCATTTCTTTTTTTATTAGGAAAAAGTACTATAGAATCTGCAATAGAAGGGTTAAAAGTAATGGCTGGAAACGACCTTAATGTAGACGACACAATAATTTTAAATGGTAGACCAGCTCGTATTACAAGAATATCATTATGGAAAACTACAGTTTTTGTTTATGATGTTGGATGTCAGGAAAATGGTAAACCATATATAAAAGGTGGAAATAAATTGTCAATACAGAATACTAAATTGAAAGACCATATGATAGAAAAGCCATTACCAATGCTTGACTTAAAAAAATGGGATAATTGTAAGGAGAATAAATGAAGGACACTTTAAGAGTTTTATCGAGTTATCCTGAGCTAGGTATGGGTACAAGCTTTTTATCAACGTTAATAGGCTTTTTAAACGTTTTAAACCCTATAATAACATTTGTGTCATTATCAATAGGTATAATTATTGGTTTAATGACCTTATATGCTAAATTTAAGGATTGATGTGTATTACGTTATTGGAATATTATATTTTATATTAGGATTTCTATTAGTATTTGGAATAGGAGCTTTTATTATGAAAGATAGATTTATTGATTTTTATTTAGATGATGGAGAGGATTGGTTAGAATGATAGGACAAAAAATAATTGGGAAAGTACTTATTAATCAAGTTATAAAAGCAATAGAAAAAGCGGAAGATAAAAGAATTGCAAGTAATCATGAAGAAAGAATTACAAAATTAGAAAAACTTGCACATCCAGTTGCGGACTTTGTTTGTACTGAATGTGGTTGTAAAGCTAAAAGAAAAATAAAAAAAGGAGAAAAATAATGATGTCACTTATTACAGCAAATTGGGAATATTTATTATTAGCCCTATATGTAGTAGAAAAAGTAATCAAATTAAGTCCATCTAAAAAAGATGATTTAGTTTGGGACATGGTATTAAAACCTATTGTTGATAAAATAAAAGGAAGATAATGCCTAAACAATCATTAGAAATAAAGGATTTTTCTGGTGGTCTTAATGCTTATGCAGATGCTAGAGATATAAAAGATGACCAATTTGCTCAATTATGGAATTTTTCATCATCTCAAGCTGGAATTTTAAAAATAGGGGGTTCATTGGTTCAACATATCTTTGGACTCCCTCATAATAATTCAAATTTTCAATCAGGTTATGGTTTATTTGCAACTTCGGTAGATACAACCCCCACAGTAATAGAAGGACAATTAGAAGGTGGTTTTGAAGAAGGTACTGTTGCTGCATATAGTTCAAGTGCCACAGTAATAACTCTAGCTACTACTCCATCAATTCAATCAGTCGCTAATCATAGTACTAATGATTTTTATAATAATAAGACAATATTAATTTATGATGGTAATGGAGCAGGTCAATCAAGAAGAATAGTAGATTATAATGGTTCTACATATGTTGCTACAATAACAGAAGCATTTACTTCTACTATACCTAATACTAGTTCAAAATATAAAATATTTTCTTGGGCTGGAGATAATGCTTCATTTGGAGATTCAGATACTACGACAGATTTAAATTATATAGATAAAGGAGGAATATCATCAGGTCATTGGATGGATGAAATTCAATCTCATGATACTAATTATAGTAATTCTTATTTCTTTAGAACTAAAGTTGGAAGTATAACTACAGAGCAATCATCTGATTTAGGATTTGTTACATATAATCCATCAAAAGACCATTCATGGGCAGCTGGCGATGCATTAGATGCAAATTCAGGAACAGTTGGGAATACAACATTAAAACCAGGAATAGAATATGTTCTTTCATTTTGGGCAAAATCATCTGCACAATATTATGGTTATGTATCAGATGTCGGTCATGGAGATATATATCCATTTATTCAAATATATTCTGATAGTGTAACTGATGGTACAAGCACAGGATTATATTTATTTCAAGGTAGAGATGAATCTGAATTTATGAAAGGTTCTGATAGTTCATATCAATATGCTCAAAATATAACAAAACAATATGTTAATAACGGAAGTTTTGAACAAGGAAGTAGTTCTGCTACAGGTGGTGATGGAGGTAGAAGTTCAACATATGACCCACCCACGGAATGGATGGCTTATGATGGTTTTGATGATGATAATAATCATGCAATAAGTTATTCATATGCAGCTCCCTCATTTACAGATGATACATGTGATTATAATAATGACCCTACTATAGCTTGTGATGCAACTAAATTAATACATACTAACCAAGCAGTATCTGGAACTGGAATACCAGCTGGTTCATTAGTTGGAGCTGTTACTGGTGGAGATGGTATAGCGGTAACTTCATTTGAATTAAAAGATGCAGCTGGAGACCCTGTTTCTACTACTGGTGGAGCAGTAACTGATGGAACTCTTACTTTTACTGAAGATATTTATGGAGGAGATGGAAATAGTTTAAATATGGCATTTGGAAGTTCATTTAGTCATAAACCACAAAATGCAAAAACTAATTATGGATATAAACAAGTAGCTTTACCAGAATGCTATTTATATCAAGATTTAACATTAGAAGATAACCAATGGTATGATTTATCATTTATCTATTCAAGGAATAATACTTCTCCAATGATTACATATTCAATATTAGATACAGGTAATTTAACAAGTACAGCTGTATATGCAGTAATAGGAGGAGGTGGAACCACAGCAGCTAGCGATAGTTCTGTCACATTAACAGTTGATGATGGAAGTGGCTCAGCATCTGTTGCAACAACAAATTTATTAGCAGCTCAAGAGGTATATAAATCAGATGGGACATTTCTAGGTGTTTGTACAGCAGTTACAAATACTACAACTATTGTTTTTGGAGGTGGAACTGCGGCTACTATAACAAATAATGATATATTATATATAGCTAATTATATAGTTCCATGGACTGATTCACTATTGACAAATTCTACAGGAGCTACTAATTGGAAACATTTTCCTATTGATAGTCTTGGACAAGCTGGTATAGGAAATGATGGTATGAATATTAATAAAAATAAATTTTTTGTTCCAGATAATAGTGGAACACCTAAAGTAATAAGAATTGCATTTAGCTCTCTCTTTGGAGCAAATCATACTATAAGACTTGATGGAATATCAGTTAAAAAATCATTTCCAGATTTAGCATCATTAATTGAACCTGATGGAAGTTTAACACCAAGAAGTGATTTAGTTACTGATTGGAATGAATATAAATTTAAATTTAAAATACCATCAGAGTTTAATGAAGCAAGCGATTGGGTTATTAATTTAAATGCAGGTTCAAGAGGATTTCAAAGTGGTGCAGATTCTAATGTTAATTCTCATGCAGTTTATTTTGATTCAATTAAAATAGAAACATCTTCTCTTGGTGGTGATTTAATATTTCTGAATGATAATACATCGTCTAATTCTAAAATAAATATATATGATATAAAGGATGATAATTGGATAGAAAATACAGGATTAACATGGGATGGTATTAATATGAAACCTGTATATAATTATATTAATGGAATGCTCAAAATATCAGATGCAAATTTTCAATCAGGCAATAAAAGTAAACTTTTCTATTATCATAATTTAAAACATCATGTTAGAGATGATATATTATCACAACCGCCTTCATTAATAACAAGCACAAGTGGAAATGGTGAAGAAATTGCTCAAAAATTTGATGCATTAAAATATATAAATGATATTACTATGGATGGAGCACATCAATATTTTGATGCGGATACTGAATCAAATTGGCCTTTAGATATGACTAGAAAAGTTATTAGTTATTATAATCCAGGTTCTGATAATATAAGTGGAGTTCTACTTGATAATGCTTCAACTCCTGTAGTATTAACATCAACTAATACCTTCACTGCTAATCCATTTTATTTAACTTGGGCTGGTGCAGCAACTGGTAGTGGAGATGCTGCAACAACAGATATGCAAACAACTGTTGCAGCGTATTCCTCTGGTAGTATTTCAAGAGTTAATTTTAAATTTTTATATAAATTTCAAGCTTTAGATGAGTTTTATCCAACTGCTTCTTATACTGGTAATAATTTTAATGTAGCATACGTTAGAATGCCATATTTTATTATTACTGTTGGAAAAAGAACATCTGGCGGTACAGATGTATTTAATGAAGCAGATGGTGTTCCGACAGCTACAGATAGAAAGAATATAAGCCTTGGAGATGCGGATACTGTTTATAATGTATCAAATTCTAAAGAAGCTATAGTTAAAACTTTGGATGGTGAAGAATATAATGGAGAAACATCTGGAACATTGCAAGATGATATATGGAGTGATGCTTCAATGTTGTTTATTGGGCCTTCGTCTGCAAATAGGACATATGCTTTTAAAGAATTTGAGGCAGAAGTATCTTTTGAAGATGGTGAAATTGAAGTAACTGATGATATGATAGCAAGAATCCAAATAGTTTATCCAAGTAATAACGCACAGGGGCCAGGTAGCACTCAAGTAACATTAAGAGATTTTATGATTGAAGAAGGATATACAGCAGGTAATGGAACTTCTCTTACAGGACAAACAGCAAGATATGATTATATTGACTTCTCTAATATTGACGTAAGTTTCAGAGCAACGAATTGGACTGTTGTTTTAGATGGATTTAATTCATCTGATAATACAGGAACAAAAGTTAATTATACATTTGATACTCCAACAGAAACAGCATTTGGTTGGGGAGAAAGAGTTTTTACAAGTGCAATATCTTCTGTTAATATATTTGATGAAGAATCTCATTTAAAAGTTAATGAAAGTTATATTGGTGGTACTATATCAGATAATCTTTCAACAGCAACTTCTTCTATATTATCAGGTCAATCTCCAGATGTTACAGTATATATTGGATTTGATGTAGCTCATGATGATTATAGAAAAGAATTAAAGTATTATATGAAAGATACAAATTCTGATATTTGGTATCTACAATTTTATGTTAATTTAGAAAAAATGCAAATATATTCAACCACCTCTAATTATAAAACAAATGGAATAAAAAATTATACAAGTCAATGTTATACATTCACAATTCCAAGAGAAAGGATTTTAAACTTTAATGAAGTAGATAGTTATGAATCTCAAACACTTCTTCCTGATACTTTAAAGGCTAGTGAGCTTGTATGTGATTATAAAACATCAATTGTTGCTAATAGTAGATTATATGTAGGGAATATAAGACAAGATGGACAAATATTCCCTGATAGAATGATTAAATCTCCTGTTGGAAAATATAATATATTACCAAAAAGTAATTTCATAGATGTTGCTATTAATGATGGAGATGAAATAACAGCATTAGAATATTATAAAGATAAAATAATCCAATTTAAAAAGAATAAAGTATTTGTAATTAATACATCTGGTGATTATGAATTTTTAGAAGATACATTTGATAATATAGGAATTGAATATCCATATCAAACTACAAAAACTCCATATGGTGTTGTTTGGGCAAATCAATCTGGTTTACATTTATATAATGGTGAAAATTTAGTTAATTTAATTCAAAATAAAATACCTAATAATTCAAAAGATTCTTTAATAGGTGGTAATTATTGGAGATTTGATAATGACCCTAATTCAAATTTTAAACCTCTTGTAGGATATGATTCATTAACTAAAGATATTGTTGTAAAATTAGGAGTTACGACACTTGCTAATGGAGCAATTCCAGATGGATATATTTATAATTTAGAATCCGAATCTATGTATATGACATATAAAGCTTTCGCAGGTGTTGCTAAAAATGCAAATAATCCTTATTTTAGTAATTTTTCGTCAGATTCAAAAGGAAACTTAATATCTTATGCATATGCAAATTCATCTGAAGCTTCAATTGATTATGGTATTAATGATATACTTAAATGGCAACATACAGAGGGGAATGATATTGATTTATCTACTCAAAAAGGTGCTCCAAGTAATGAAAGAAATGCAACAAATGTATATGCATCAACCAAAGATTTTACCTTTGGAAATATAACTTCTAAAAATAAAATATATAAAGTTTATATAACTTATAAATCAGAAGATAAAGATGGAAGTGCGACAGATTCCAAGATTTTAATTAAATATAATACTAATGGAGCTAGCGGTAGTTTTACTGAAACATTCTCAGATAATAGTACAAATTATTCCGCATCAACTGGATTTGCATCAGCAGAAAATTGGACTACTGCTATTTTAAAACCATCTTCATCAATAAATAATATATATTCAATACAATTTCAATTATCATATACAGCTGCACCTAATACATTTCCAGCACCTAATTTTAAAATTAATGATATATCAATAGTATATAGAGCAAAGCGTATTAAATAATGGCTAATTTATTACATAGTAAAGGCTCAAGAACACAAATATATAAAACACTTCCTTCGAGTTTAGTTGGTAATGATGGAGATATTATATTAGCTCAAATACAAGGAAGAGGAGTATACCTTTGTTCTAAAGTTAATGGTAGATGGTATGTATCTACTAAAATGGAAGAATTGCGTAAAATTGAAAAAACATCAGTTAAAGACCTTAAAGTAGATAGACTTAAAATAAATGATATGACTATAGGAGATAATATAGTAGACTTTGGAGCAAAAGCACTTGGATTTACTCAATTTGAACCAACTTATAATGCAACAGATACAAATGTTTATTTTTCAAGAAATAGTAATAAATCATTTTTTACTTTTGGCAGTGGTAGTATAACTGATTTAAACTTATATTTTCCCAATGTATCTTGTAGCTGTCTTCTATTATTAAAACAAGATGGTAGTGGTAGTAGAACAGTCACTAATTGGAAAACTTTTGACCATGCAGATGGAAATGAATCAACAGTTCTATGGGCAGGTGGTTCAGCTCCAACATTAACAACAGCAGGAGGTAAAGTAGATATGATTTCTATTTATTGGAATAATGATAGAAGTAAAGCCTATGGCTCTGCTATATTAAACTTTTAGATGGATTTAAAGAATTTGTATATGAAGGAAAAATGTAATATATTAAACAGTAAAAATTCAAAGGAAAAGGAGTAGTATATGGAAAATCCATATCAATTAGCAAATATAGAATCTGAAAGAATTAAATCGGCATTCGGCTCTAGAGGTCAAATTCAATCTGGAAATATAGCAACAGGCATTAAAAAAGGTGATATGCGTGAAAACTTAGAAGAATTAATAAAACAAGCATCAGATAAACCATTTAGTATTCTTAATTTGATACCTGGGATTGGTTCAATTAAAGACTTGATAGATAGAAGAAAAGGATATAAAGATGCTAAAGGTATTCATGGAAAATTTGGCAAGACTTTCTTAGGAAGGCAATCTGGAGATTTTTTAGAACAAATGAAAGATGTCCAAGTAAGTCCATTAGAATTTGGTCAAAATATTCTTGGGGATATAATGACAGGTGATGTAATGGGAGATATGTTTAGTGGTATGTTCAAAAAAGGAACTCCTCTTAAATCTTTAATAGAAAATATAAAAGGAATGGATTTTGAAGAAGAAGGAGGTAAGTTTGAAAAGCTTGCAGCTATTCAAAAATTATTATCATCCTTTGGAGGAAGATAATAATGGGTGAAATAGAGAGTATTTTACAAAGTTATTTTGGTGAAGGAGCATCTCTTGATACCTTAACAGATTATCAGCCGACTGATTGGATGCAAGCTATATCAGAGAAGTTTGGTATAGATATAGAAAATTTAGATGAATCTATGTTTCCTGGGATTTCTGAATCTTTAATTAAATCATCTAAATTTGCAACATATGCACCAGGAATGGAGTCTGGGACTCAAAGTGCTTTAACTAATTTATTAAATCCATTAAAAGGTAAAAAATCAGAACAAGCTCAGGGAGGATTTGCAGGTAGTTATGGAGCAAAACAATATAAAAAGAAAATTACTGATGCATATGGAAGAGATGTTGCACCTATTATTGGTTCAGCAAGAGAAAAACAATTACACGCAGGTAGTTCTATTTTAGACCAAATCCAATCCTATGTACAAACAGGAATGGATGTAAGATATGGATAAGGAGATTTAATGGGATTAGAAGACTTTAAAAAAAGAAACCCAGTAACACAAGCTGAAGGATGGATGGAATTAATTAGTTCCATTCAATCAACTAATAATATTAAAATAAATAATGATTTAGACCAAATAACTACGCTTGATACTACTATAAATAAAACTAGCGACCCTGATGTAATTAATAATTTAGTTTCAGTTATACAATCTGATAGTACCAACTATAATGAACCCATCACAAAAGCAGCAAGTAGTAATGTTGTATCTAATGCAACGAATAGAAAACAAACGATTGAATTTTATCATAAACAAATTGATGATATGTCAAAAAAATATGTAGGTGCAGGTGGAATAAAGGGTATACAAGATTTAGATAAAAATGATTTTAAATTTTATGATTATGATTATATATCAAGCGAATTAAATAAAGTTAGAGATTTTAAAAATATATTTACAGATGAAAGTTATGATATAAATAGTTATAACAATCAAAATATAAGAACCTCTCAACTAAAAGATAGAATTGGGAAATATGAAGAAAAGCTTTTAGCAGGGCTAGAGGCAGTAAGAGGCGATAACCTTATAACTGATAATGAATTAATATATGTAATAACTGGTGATGCAGCAGGATTAAAAGCTGCAAGAACATCTAAATTAGCATCACTTACTAAAGTAAAAAATTCTGGTAATAGAGCTATAGCGGCTATTAAGAGCAATGTAGCAAAGATGCGTGGATGGGCAGTTAAGGCAGGTATAACAGAATCAAGGGGTAAATCTTCAACAGCATTTACAGATTTTAATATGCAAGATTATATTCTTAAAACAGACAAAGGTTTAAGTAACTATGAAGGTCTTAGAAAACTTTATAGTGAACAATATAATAATATTAATTTTAACTCAATAGAACTTGGTAAAGATGATAAAGGTGACCTTCTTTTAGACGAAGAAGAATATATTAATCAACAAATTGAAGTTGCTATGCTTACAAATCCAAAAGTTCTTTTAGATTCATGGCTAGATGAAATTGCTGCATATGAATTTAATAATCAAAAAATTGATTTAGAAATAAAAAAATGGGGTGGTACTAATTTAAGTGGATTTGATAAAGATTCATTTGAATCAAAAGAAAAAAGCATGTATAATACTGTGTTTAATGTTGTTAAGCCAGAAACTCCAAATAGTATAGAAGAGCTTCCTCTTGATTTAGTTTCTACTGATAAAGGTTATTATTCTCAAAAAACTGGGAAATATTACGATAGAAATAAAGTAGATGAGCTTCTTTCTAATTTTTAAAAATTAAGAGATAATGCCTAATACTCAAAACGAAAATAAAGATATTTATATAGAAGGAGATAAAAAAACTCGTTTAGTAGATTGGATGAGAAAAGAATTTCCAGATATAACTTCAACTATAAAACAAGATAGTTCAGTCTACAAACTCGCACAAGAATACTATCCAGATTATGAGTATGAATCTTGGGATGAAGATGAGCATAATTATGATTACAATTCAGATGCTTTTAGCGTAGATACATCCCCTGATACTTTAAATTCTTTTGAATTTTCAGATACTAATGTTCAAAATTTAGTAAGTCAAATATCAGATTCGGATAAAGTAAAAATAATAGAAGAGCATAAAAAAGACCCTAATCTTAATATATGGGATATTCTTCCAACTTCAACAGGTAGACAGATTGGGAAAGTATTATCTTTAACTGAATTTGGGGATGAATTAAATAAATACTGGGGTGATAATATTGCAAAAATAGGAAATATTCAATTAGGCGATATTGCTATGCATGCAATGTCTGATGAAAGAAAAAAAAGCCTCCAAAGACGAATAAATGAATCGACTGCTGGTCTTTCCTATAGAACTAGAAATGATGGAGAAGATAAATATAAAATAGATGATATGCCTGTTGAAATGGGTGGAATGGAACAATATAGCCCAGGAGTTAGAGAAAATCTTGTTAATCAAGTTTTATCTTTATCAGTAGCAGACGTTGCTTCATTTTATATAGCAGGAAATATAATGAAAGCAGTTAATCCAAAAGTAGGTTCAACAGTATTAAAGGCAGTTGAAAATAACAAAATTTTTCAATGGATGGCATCAAGAACTCCTGAGTTTATTACAAAAACATTACCTAATACTAAAGTAGGTTTAATGGCTAAAAATACTATATTTAAAAATTTTGACAAATATAAAGCTGCTGACCAAATGTTTACTATTAGCCAAATAAATGGTATGGTATTCTCTTATCATGGAGCAGTCCAGTCTCATCATGACCAAATGTTTGGTCTTGGTAAATATAAAGACAAAAAAGATGGAACTGTTAATCTATGGGATATGAGCCTTGATATGGGTAAATATTATGCAGAAGGAGTTGCAGTTGGAAGCATTGTTGGTTGGACAAATAATATATTTGATTCTGCTTTTAAATATACAAGTAGTCTTGTTAGAAAAAATCCAAGTAAAATAAATATGGTAAAAAATGCAGTAGCTAGTCCTCCTACTAAATATGCATCTCATGGTATAACATATACAACAATGCCTCTTCTATGGGATAAAGAAAGAAGAAAAACATACATTGATAAAAATGGAAATATAAACTTTAGTAAATATTGGGCTGATGTAACTGTTATGGGTGGATATTCTCTTGTTCTTGTTGGTGCTAGTCAATCGATTGGAAATTTAGGAAATGCAAAAAGATATGCTTTCGAAGAATCAAAACTTGGTAAAAAGTACGTTAATTATAAAACTTTAAGGCTAAATAAAGAAGAGACAAAAATTTTAAGAAAGAAATGGATAGAAACTCAACAAGCTTCAGCTGGAAAAGGTAAAAAAGATGTTACTTTTGAAGATTGGGTTAAATCTCTTGATAAAGGACAATTGGCTAATTTAATGAAAGGTAAAGCTAAGGTATCTGTTAATTTATGGGAAAAATTAACTTCTAATATTGGATTTCGACCTAAAATGCCATGGGAAAGAAATGCTAAAATATTTTCAGAACCATTGCCAGATAATATAAACTTACCTAAAGTATTAAAAAATATTAAGAATGATTTAAAAGGAGATATAGCTTATGAAAATAATAAAAAAACAAATGTAAATCTTCAATCTAATCAAGCTAAATTATTAACAGAAAGCTTAAATAATGTTTCTGCTGATTTAAAAGGTAAAGTTCCTTATGAATTTTTTGAAAAAACTATAACTGATTTAAGCGAATCTGTTGATATGGGTGATGGATTAAAATCCATTTATGATATAGCAAATAAATCATTAGAAATAATAGATAGAATATCCATAAAAAATGATAAAGGTGAGGTTATAGGAGTTAATAATGGAAAAGCAACAGATGATGATATATTCTTTTTGCAAGCATATGCTCCTTCTGTTATACCAGCTTATCAAGGATATAGAGATACATATCTTAATTCAGATGAAGGTCAAGAGGCTTATATTACAAGATATGAAATTGAAAATAACGTTAAGCTTAATGACAAGCAAAAAAAATTATTAATAGATGTGGCAAAATCTCAAAATGAACAATTAGATGAAATAAGAGATTATTTAAATAGAACAAAACTTGAAGGATTTGGAGAGAATGAACAGCCTTCAATTAAAAATAAAAATAATAAAGCTTCTTCTGCTGCCAAATATGAAAAAGTAATATTACTAGATGAAAATGGACTTCCTATTAATGGAGAAGTTTTATCATTAAATAAATCAGAAGCAGATAAATTAATAGACTTAAAAAGAGCAATGAAAGTTTCTTTTGCAAAAAATAATAATATTCCAGTTGGCAATTCTCAAAATAACAGCGTTGGTGATGATAGTAGATTAGCTAAAATAGAAAAAATGTTAAAAAGTGGTACACCAGCAAAATTAGATACACAAATATCAGAAGCACAGCACGTTCAATGGATAGATGAGCTTGAAGCTGATGTTAATCCTATAACATGGAAAACTGAAAGCATTGGAAATAATGTTCTTCAAATAAGAATTGAAAATATTGTAGATAAAAAAAATAACAGAATAATTCCAGATAGGATTATAGAAGGAATTAATGATGTTATAGATATTAAGGTTATTTCTCAATTACCAGAGAAAACTTTACTTGAAATGAAAAAGTTTAATATAAATAGATTATTAATTGATTCAGGTAAAGATAGTTTTAGTGAAATTACAACAGATGATATTGTAGATTATTTTAATGAAAGAATAGCTAATAAGAAAAAGAAAAAGTATACACCTACTTTAAGTGATGATGAAAGAAGTTCATTTTTTAGATTTTTTGAAACTTTAGAAAAAAAGGGTGCTATTATTGAAAATCCTTATGATAAAAATGATAAAAGAATAATGGATTTTGCGAGTGATTTTAATGATTTAAGACCTATATATAAAAAACAAAATGTAGGAATTGTTGATTTTTTCCAAAATATTTATAAAATGAAAGATATAGCAAGTAGTATTAAAAAATTAAGCAATATTAAAAATCTTGCTGAAAAAGATATAAAAGATTTAAAGAAAATTAGTAAAGAAACTAAAATACCTTTAAAGGCTTTAAAAAATGATAAAGGAAGGCTTTCTACTGTTTTAGACCTTTTTTATAAAAGTCCTATAAGAGACCAAGAAATTAATGCTATTAAACCAACTGATATTTTTAAGCATGATGATGGAACATGGTATATAGATTTACGTTTACCTAGAAAATTGGGCGGCGGAAGAAAAAAAAGAGGTACTCCAAGAGCATTACCTATTCCTGAAGATTTAGCATTAAAAATAATTAATCACGGAAAAGAACTTCAAATGATGCAAAAAGAAATATTTCCTGATTATGCTGGTTTAGTAACAAAAATTCTTCAGTCTACTCTTGGAACAAAATCCACAGCAAAAGAATTTAAATCACAACTTAAACAAATAGCTGAAAATCAAGCTGGATTATTACCAGATGCCGCTTATCAATTACCTGTCCAAGGAAGTGTATTAATAGATGAAAAACAAATGTATGGTATTCTTGCTGGGCACGCAACTAAGGCTGATGATAAAATAACTAAATTTTATATTGAGCAACAAAATCTTACTGATTTCTTTGAAATAGCAAAGCAAGTAACAGACAAGGTTAATAAAAGAATTGATGCAATATTAAATCCACCTAAAAGCAATATTCCAGTTGTAGTTCCTTCTAAGCCTCAAACTCCAGTAGCAGGAAAAATTGTTGGGAAAGTTTTAAGTAAAAAACCTCCTAAATTAGGTTTGTCAATTGAGGATATTAAAGGAAAATCAGACAAACAAATTGTTCAAAAAGTAGCAGATTCTAATCCTCCAAAGGTATCTAAAACATTTTTAAAAGAATATAGAAAAGCAATTATAAAAGAATTTAACAGACAAAGTGTTGGCATGAGTGTTACAAATAAAGAAGAATTTCTTCTATATTATGCTGATAAAGCAAGTATAAGTAATTTTACTGAATTTAACCTAAAAGAAGCAACATATGAAGAATTAATAGCATTTTCAAAAGAAATATTAGTAGGAAAACAAGAGGTTATTGAACAAAAGAAAATTAAATCAAAAATACTATCAATATTAGATAAAGCTGATGCATTGGCAGATAGAGCTAATATATCAATGGATGAAAGAAAAGATATATTAAGATTGAAATTTAGAAAAACAAGTAAATTTTCACTTACTTTAGATGAAGCAAAGGAATATTTAACAGAAATGGCTTTAAATCAAGATGCAAGAGAAGTTGGAGTTTGGAGAGGGACTCCGATAGATGGAGATACATTTTCAGAACTTGCTAGTAAGATAAGTGTAGGAAAAGCTGCAAGAATGACGAATATACATGGTGGTCAATTTAAAGCTGTTATGACTACTCTTGAAGATAAGTATGGAATAAAAGGAGCTAAAGATTTAGCACACAGAGCTCTTAATCATGTTGTATGGGAACATGAAGTTCAGAATTATTTAACTCAGTTTGAAACTGAAGCTTTTCGTGCTTTAGCTGATAATAAATTAACATTTAACCCAAGGCAAGTTGCTGGTAAATACAATATTGGAAAAAGAAAATTTACTAAAATAAAAAAACATCTATGGTGGTTACAAGAAGACCAATGGTTTGGTCTTAAAAAATTTGTAGAAACTTATCCTGAACAAAAAAATGTTGTGAAGATTTATAATGATGCAAAAAAGTTTATGGATAAAATTTATGATAAAAAAGGTGTTTTAAGAATAGATACTCCTGAAAGTTATGTTGCAAGGGCTTGGTATAGAATGACAAATAGAATAAAAGAGTCTTATATAAGAGGTTTAAAAGCAAATATGACTGAAATGCAATATAAAACTTTTATGAAAGAACATGGTATTAAATGGATAGAAAAAACATTTTATATGTCTAAATCATTAAACTCTGATTTTATAGCAAAAGCAAATTTAACTACAATGTCTTTACAAAAAGAACTTGATAAAAATATAATTCCATTTGCTACCGATAGAGCTTATGAAAAACATGGTAAAGGCGCAACCTTAGAACAAATAGAAGCAGAAAAAGATGCTGCTAAAATAGAGATATTAAATACTCTTGCTATATCAATGAAATACAATTCTCCTTCTAAAACAAAAGCAAGATACCTTCTTGAAAGAAAATTAAACTTACCTCCATTTTTATTGATAGAAGGAAAACCTGTTCAAGTTTGGGATACATCTTATGATACTATTGGAAACAAAGGAGTAGCAGGTCAAGGTAAAGTATCTGCAACAATAAGATGGTTTCCTGAATTTGCTGATTTAAAAGGATTGCCTGGAAATTTTAAAAATATGCCTAAATTAGTTGCAGAATTACATTTAAAAGCTCCAAACGAACAAACTAAAATAATTGCAGACTATATCAAGCAAATGATTCATTCAAGAATTGGAATAAGGAATATAAATATGCCTTATTATCCAAAAAAGACATTGGGATATGTGGCTCAAACTATGCATTTTTTAAATAAATCTTACTTATCATGGTATACGTCTGCTCTTAAAAATGCTGGACTTGGAACTACTATGAATGTAAATATATGGAGTGACCAAGCTAAAGATTTAGCAGTTAACATGGCAAGAGCATTAGACTTTGAAACAAGGCTTGATGCAAAAGGAAAAGGATTAATATCTTTAGCTCTTTCTGCTATAGAAACAGAAGGAGCTTTAGCAAACGTAAAAATTAATGATTTTTTATTTAATCTAGGTGGATTTCAACAATCAGAAGTTTTTACAAGACTCGTTTCTGCTTTAATGGCTTTAGTTGATTCTCCAAAGATGGTTGATGTTTTACAAAAATCTCCTATTTTAAATTATAAATTACCTGCTTCTTCTATTGCAAAAGGTTCTCCTATTGAGCTAATAAATGTTATTAATAAAGCAACTGAAATTTATGATTTAAATGATGAAGAGATATATTTAGCCCAAAGATATGGTCTTAATAGCCTTGATGCAAGTCAATATTTAGGCGATAGAGTATCAGCAAAAAGATTTGACATCACTCAAAAATCAGATATTGTAACTTTTGAAGGTAAAACATTAACATCAGCATATGATATTGCTAATGAGATTTCAAAGCTTAATGAACTTCATCAAAAAATAATAACAATGGCTCATATAAATTCTCAAGGCGCAACAGCAGAAGTTTTACAACATCCTATATTTTTAAACCCATGGGCTGGTGGAGCATTTCAGTTTCAAAAAATGGCTGCTTCTCATGTTTTCAATATGATGAAAATAATTAGAATGAATAAAAAGAATAAAAATTTAATACAAGCTGGGCCATCTCTTTTAAAATTGGCAGGAACTGCCACAGCTGGTGCTGGATTTACTGGTTGGGGTCGTGTAACACTCGCTATGCTTCTAAGAACAGCCGCCAATGAAGGAGAACTTGACGATAAACATTGGAAAATAATGTTGAGATATTTAATCATAGGAGAATGGCTTTCTCTTGCTACTCCTGCTTTAAAAATTTTTAAAGGTGAAATGCCACAAGCTTCAGATTTTGTTCCACTTGTTCCTTATGTAAAAGCATATGAAGTAATGGCTTCAATCTTTGATATAGCAAAAGGAACTGCTAGTAAACTTGGTTTAAAAATGTCAAAAGGAACTCCTCTTCAACAACAAATTTTATATAAAAAACTTCCTATGCACAATTTAACAGATTTGGTTTTAAATACACAATATTTTGTTAAGAATGTTGTTAAAATGTATACAAACATTAAACACCCTTATAATATTCTTCAGGAAGATATAAAGAATTTTGAAAAAATATTTCTTCAATCAACACCAACTACAAAAGCTAATATAAAATCTCCAGGGATAGCCACTCCTTATAATTTCGCAGTTTCAAAATCTTTTAATGAAAGCGATAATATTGGAGAAATTACAGAGAGAATGATTGAAAAGTATGAAGTTCATTATACAGGATATAAAGCGGCTGGAAAGACAGACAAAGAAGCAGAGAATCTAGCATTAATCCAATGCGAAGATTTGCTTAACAAGCTATGTCCTTTGTCAATAGGAACAGATAGAGATGGAAGAGTTACAAATTTATCTCTAGATGAAGAATTTCTTTTATTTTTAACAAAAAGAGCTTATAATCAAATGGAAAAAGGGATTATTAAAACAAAAGACCCTTTAATCTATGTTAAAAAGGTATTTAAAGGAGTAGACGAATATAAAGTAAAGAGAAATACTGTTGTAGATACTTTAAGATTTAAGTTAAGAAAGAACTATAAAGATAAAGATTATGTCCAAAAATTACATAATATAAAAAAATCAAACTTAAAAGAATTAGGATTTATAACAGATAAAAATGGAAAAACAATTCTTGACCCAAGAATAAAAAAAGCTCTTGATGATTTTATAGAATCAAGAAAATAAATCCTTAATTGGAAGTAATACCATCTGACTTGCATTAAAGTCTCCCCCCATGACCATCTTTAAATTACCGCTTTTTTGGAGCTTTTTTATCTTACCCCTAAGTTGGTCTACCTTAAGTATGAATCCGCCCTCTATGACCCCTTTATGAGACAATAAATGTATCCAAACACTTGATTTTGTCGTAGAAATGCCTGATGGCTTACCTTTATACCTAATTTCAATGGCAATATTCCCAGTAGTTTTCCAGATGTCTCTTTCTGTTTTTATTTCCATTTTGGTGTTTCCTTCAAACAAATCTTTTGTGAAGTCCTCACCAATCTTTCCAAACAACATATCTTCTTTTACATGTAAATCATATTCTTTACAATATCCCTCTGCTAATGGCATCCAAACACCCTCTCTTTCTATCATTGCTTCACCACCACCCAATTTATATATGTCCATCATTTTAACCAATGAAATAAAACATAAATAAAATAATTATCTTGTCCAGTACCCACAATGCTATTAATAATGTTAACTTATTGTTCTGATTCACTTAATTCATATTCCCCTTTGAACCAACTATTTCTCCAATCACTTAGCGCTTTTGCTTTTTGATTCTGCTTATATCCTGCCTCTAACTTCTTTTTTCTTCCAGTATTTCTACCCTTTCCACTCATTTTTATAAATCTGCATTTCTTATAATTATAAGCCATTATTTTTCCTTTATTAATTTTAAACAATCATTTTCTTTATCTATAATAATTCTAATAGGTTCATTTAATTTCCATTTCATTTTTGTCCATATATGAGGTGGAAGACTAACTTGGTAACTATTAGTGGTAGTCATAACATTTGATGTAGACCTTATAAAACCCTTATAATCTTTATTTTTTAAGTTATTTTTCATTTAATCTCCTTATGTCTTCGTATTTTTGACATTTTTTAGTTAATCGTGTTATTTTCTTACCATCTTTTTCTATCGTTTCATATTCTATAGATAAATGTGAATATAATTCATCAGTTTCTTTTTTTAATGGTTTGTTTTTTCTATTTATATAATCAAAAAACTCAGTTGCTCTCATTAAAATATTCTCCTTTCGCATAATGTACTATTAATATTGCATCTGATGTTTTAAGTGTTACTCTTTTAATATCAGGATACAATTCTTTTGCCTTTTCTTTTAACCATCTTTTTCTTACATCTCTTTTTAAAGACTTTGGACAACCA